TATTCAAGCCACTTATGAACTTAAAGGTAAGTTGCTCAAGGATTACCTAGAATGGCTAGACGACCACAAGGACACCGAGTCTATGCGTCAATGCTTCTTGCTAGACCAGTTTGCCCCGATGGACTGGCATAGCGTTAGAGGGCTAAACAAGTCTTTGCGAGAGTCAACCGTAGGTAAAATCATTGACCCTCGTGCCACACTAAGCATAAAGGAGACAAACTAAATGACTAAGTATGTTTGCGAGCACGACCTGACTCATGTACACGCCACCCACGATTGCGATGGGTGCTGTGCGCGTGTATTTCTAGAGCCAGTTGATTTCCCACCCTGTGCGTGGTGCGGTATGGATGAAATGGAAGAGTATGCTAGTTTTAATGGCGGAGACATTTGCGTAGATTGCGCTGAAGAGAATTAATTAATTAAATAAAAAAGCCCCTAGCGAATTGCTAGGGGCTTTTCTATTGCCTGTATTACTGGTTGTCTCTAATTAGTTTTACCTCACACGCGTCTGTGGTGCAGTAATTCTCACCGACAGCGTCAAGAGCCAAACCCTCGTAAATACCTTTAAAGTCAATTGGAAATAGCCTTAGTGCGTATTCATCGTACTCAGCCTCAGTAATCTGACTGTATGGCATCTGTGGATAAACGTGGTTGCCCATAGGCAAGAACGAAATAGTCTTTAGTTGCCCATCGTACATGTGGAGAACTGTGCCTACGTGGTCAATTTCTTTCTCAGCGTCAAACGAGATAGTTACAGAAACAGAGTTGTCTGACCAGTACCGCTGAGCCGTTGCTGCGAGAGCAACCTTCTCAAAGATAGAGACATCTTTTTCAGAGCGTTTTGCGAGAGATTTAATAGGGAAAAACACTACAGAAGTCTTAGTAGGATTTTCACTAGCAGGTTCTACTCGGTAGTTAGCCATTTTAAAGAGAGAGAGCATAGGGTCGTCATTACCAAATCGGATTGCACGCAAGAAATACTCGCCGCCGGGAGTCCAATGCACGCCTGGAGATTCACCAGAGAGAATTGAGACCGTACCGGAAGGTTTAATTGTTGTTGTTTTGATCGATTCGCGGATACCTAGCCATTCAGAATAGCTTTTATCGTAATTGACAATTGTTTGATAGCCGTTGTCCATCCACTCGCGCAATACAGGTAGGCCCTTTAGGTCAGCGAAATTGGCTACGCCTGACATAGAAGTTCCGATGCGACGGTTACGTTGCATAATAGCGTTGGTCTCTTCCCAATGAGTAGGGAGAAGAGTAACAGTCTTAGCATAGAGGTAGGCAAACTTGAGAGTTCGCTTGTAGTCCTCGATAGATTCGTGTCTGTTTAGGTAAGTCTCTACCAAGGTACAGCACTCAAACGATTCCAAAGACTGTTCGGCGCAGGGGTTGTAGCCAGCGGCTCGCCAGTCTTTATTGTTGGGTTGGTCAGCCAAGCGACCATACTTTCGAGTAACATCCATCCAGATAACTCCAGGCTCACCGTTACGCGCGATTCCGTCTACGATGTTGGATAGGTCTGTGCCTACTGAAGTCTCAACAGAATTGTTAGACATCCATGCCCAGCCTGGATTCTCTGCATCGTATGAGTTACGCTCAGGGAACTTTTCTGCATTTTTGAGATTCAAGAAGTTCTCATCGTCAATTCGACCAAGGAGAAGTTCAGCTGAACGGCGTACGTTACCAGAGACTACGCAGACACCAATGATGTTTCCGATGTCAGCGATGTCAACGCGAGTAAGCAAAGTGCCAGCGCGGTCTTTGAACAACTTACGGATTTGCTCGTGCAGTTTGAGAAGGGGTTCGTGACCAGCGGCTGTACCACCAAAGGTAGCGATAGGCGCACCGTATGGTCTGATTGATGTGTAATCAAACTCGACTTTTTCTTGTCCTTGCTTTAAATACGAGTCAATTAATAAAACAGTTGATTCTACCCAGCCCTCGCGAGTGTCAGGTACGCAGTAGGTCAACAGCCCGTCTTTCGGCTCATAAATCTTGAAGCCCTTGTCTGCACCTTTGTCGTCAAAGCCAACTCCAACGCCAAGCATTGAGGCTTCCATAAGGAACGCAAAAGGCTTGCTAGGGCTTGCCTTAGTCATTTCGTTAGTGCTAACGAAGGCGCAGTTCTGCAAAGCGGCTGAGTTCTTCTGCACGTTTACGATGTCAGTTCCCATAACCCAGAGTCCGCGACCTGGAGGTGTCCACTTGAGGTTGAACAGGCGGTCAAATGCTTCTTTAGCGGAAGCCTGTGCCTTTGCGTCATTCCAAGGTAGGCGATTGGTCTTGCAGTGGTCTTTTTGTAGCGAGTACATTCCGTTGATAACTCGCTCGCAAACGTCTACCCAAGTTTCTTTAGTTCCGTCTTTCTTTAGACGAGAGTAGGTGCGGAGAAAAGTAATCTCGCCTACTGAGTTCCCTGCTACGTCTTTGTATCCCCAAGGAACGGGCTTAGCCCTGTAGCCCTCTACAAACTCGGGGGTCAATCTAAATGATAATGGCATGGTGTGTCCTGTTCTTTGAATGGTGTTCCAGTATATGTTATTTCGTAGTGGTGTAGTTCGATTAGTAAGTATTTGGTGTGTTCTTTTTAAGTTATTTTTGCCTGTGCCAGTTCATAATAAAATTGGCACATATATCAGATATATCAGGACTCGTTTATCTTCTTAATTACCTCATTTGTTTGTTCTTCGTTATACCCATTATTAGGTAATTCATTTAACTTTTGAGCGCGGTCACCAAATAAACTTGATAGCACGCCAGCGCCTCCGCTTCGCTCTACGGTTACTCTCATCATCTCTTTGGACTCATCTAATTCTTTAATTGTTTTAAGCATTTTAAAGAATCTATCCATTTCTTGACCAACGTTTGGGTCAGGGTAACCGCCATTTAAATCCTCGGTAAACTTAGCGAATGCCACCCGCTGCCCTTGTATCTCAAGGAGCGAGTTGACTAAGCCCTTTAATTGTTCTTTAGTTTTTACCTCAACAGGGAGGCTGAATGCACAGGCATTATCAGGTTTATAAGCAGGGCAGGTATCCTTAACAAAACAGGTATTGCACTGACGAAGGCTAGTGCTGTTTGAGCGGATGACAGGGACGTCTTTAATAACGTCGCGCCCAGTCTCGTCAGTCTCGATTACCCGAGAAACTTCGACGCCAAGCACAGGCAAAGTACGTATTTCGGTGGGATTTCTTGCAATAAGTTTGTTTGGTTCCATACCTGATATATCAGCATTAGAGGGGGTAGTTTGTGTGGTTTCGGGGGGTGAATTTTGGGCACTTATATCTGATATATGTGACGTACTATTGACCCACGCTTCTAACTGCTGATATGACCACACAGCCAGCTTAGAAACCTCTACTGCGTCGTCTGCGAGTATCTTGTCAAAGTCTAAATTAGCGGCCTCGTACGCGGCTTTATAGCGAGAACGTGCCTGGTCTTTCATTCGCTTAGGGTAACGGTGTAATTGATTACCAAACCACACGATAGTCTCTCCGCGCATCATCGGTGATAGCCAAGCGAGGGTGGTGGTACTTTCAAATGGTGAATTACGTAATAGGTCAGGCTTAGCCATTCCCATAACGTGAAATTTAGTCCCGTGCTGGTGAGAAAGTTTGCGACAAATTGGTGACAGTGCTTCTGCGACATCTCCTGCCATAAATATATTTAAATATCTAACCGCTAAATCTTCTAGATTACCAGCAGTGTAAATCACACCAAACTTATCGTCGTCTACGTCATCCCAAGCGTTTGCACGCTGTTCTTTTATAAATTCTTCTGACAAATTAGAATGTACTGCCTCAGTGAAAATAGTGATTCGATCTAGATTCTCAGAAATAAAAGTCTCGTAGTCAGCGCAAAACTCGTGTAGCTCGTCTTCTGTCAATTGTGCTGTCGCAGGTATCCCAGCAAATACATAAATCTCTACGTCATCAGCAAATCTATCGGATAGTAAAAACTTTTTAGTAGTAGGCAAGCCACGCTTGACTGCGCCCCAGTAGCTAAAACCGACACGCTTAGCGTTCATCTGGCCTAAGATAACCTTATTACTAGGAACTTCTGCGCCTAAGAAAATTATTTTACTCATACGCGGTCATCCTCTAACATCATGTCAACTTGTTTGTCTAGTTCCCCAACTAACTCACCCCAAGTTTTTCTCCCAGTTCTGCCATCTGGCCTGAACTTAGGGCTAAGGTATACAGGGTGTAGCCAAAGTAATGTCTTAATACCATTTTGTAAACAGGTTTTAGCCAAATCCACATCTGCAAGGACTACCATATGTAACGGCCCAGAGGACTGCTGGTGTTGTATTTTGAGGAAGTTTTTATCCTCGTATTCGCCAACAGTCTTATTAGATATGAATGCGTCTACGTCAGTAAGTTTGTGCTCTTTGCACCAGCGGACTGCTTCTTCTTGGTCATCGCAAGCGAGGGCGACTGTGCCATTTGCGTTAAGTGACTTATATAAAGAAATACCTTCGTAAATAGGAACTTTATTACTAGACCGTAAAACGCCATCCATAAATAGTACGATTGCCACGAGTTAATCTTCCTAAATGGGGCGTCTAGTTGTAGCGCGTCTAATTAATATGTCAGCGCTAGGTAAATCTACACCGTATGTTTTATTGTTTAACGCCGTATCTTCGGCGTCCATTTCATTCTTTAATGCGCGTAATGCTTGAACAACTCCTGATTGCTTACCAATTTGCCAACGGTAATTATAGAAGTCTGTGTAGCCCTCGCCAGACGGGCTGAACGCATTAGAACGGCCTTGGTGGATACCCTCGTATAGCGCAGCAGCCTGTGACATGGCCACACGCATTTCCGACCTAGCGTTTGCTTTAATAGCGTCATTATTAGCAGTTTCGTATTTAGCTTTAGCATTTTGGTAGTTAGTCAAAATGTTAATAGCCTGAGTCTTATCACCAGAAGCTGCGGTTCCCCAGGATTCAGGGGCAGTAAACTTGATAGGCTCAGGGGAAACAACCCAGTCGTCATCCGTAAGTGAGTAGGCAGCATAGGGTTTTATGTCTAAAATATTGCTACGGACATTTACATAGAAGGTTAATTCAAACGCTCCCAGGAAACGCTCAGTGATTGGGTGGAGTTGCTCACGAAATCCTTCATTAAGCGTAGATGCCACTTCTGCGTCGCTTAACCCTGCAAATCTATTGTTTGATTCACGAAATCTAGGGTAATCAATTCCTATTAAGCAGTCTAAATCTCCAGGTTCGCGATTAGCAGCCCACTGGTAAGAAACTCCAGATCCGGCAAGCCACACGCGTGACCAAGCTTCGCCGCCTGTGTAGTTGTCATTTAAATGGTTAAATAATAACTGTAGAACAGCCAAGCGAACTGAAGATTGTAGCTTGTCATTTCTAAACAATCTTGGGTCCAAGACAGCGGAGGGCTCGCTAAAATACGATGTTTCGCTTTGCTCTAGCATTTAGTCCTCATCTTCGTCTTGTTGAACAATTTGTTTTATGTCAAACTCTCTGCGGATAGTGCGCTCTGGAGTTTCTTTTTTGGTTGGGCTTACAAAACCACAAGTGATATGCGCATCTAGGAAACGCACAGTCGTTAGTTCAGTAAAACTATCATTAAACCCATCGAGTTGAATCATAGCCCCACACTTGCAGGACATTTCAATAAACATGGGCTCTCCTAAAGTGTAGTTACTCTTCCATTGTACTTGGGTCACGCGGTGACAAAGCGGTTATAACTAAAGCCGCTAGTTGTTGCTGACCAATCGAGTACACGACCTCTGACGAGCCTAGGCGAACTTCGTTTATGGTTACTTCGCGCTCAATGTTTAGCGGGGAGGTTACGTCAGTAAGTACGTGCCAGCTGCCTGATTTAGACTTTAATATCATAAAACCAGTTTCAAATACTGGAACTTCTTCGGTGGTTGCTTCGTCTGGTTGTTCGGTCATCAGGATATGCCTTTCTTTTGGTAGAACTTATTTTGTACGTGGGATTTAACAGGGCAGAAATCGCATAGGTAAATAGTCGGGCCTGAATATTTGTCTAGTTTTTCAGCGCGACGAGCACCCTCAGTGCCAGCAGACAACTTTTTCTTTTCAGACTTGTAGTCAAAACATTCGCCTTTTGGCCGATTGTGTAGGCTGTAGCACTTCATGGCGTCTTCTGAAAACTGCATCCGAGTGCTGTAGAAAGGGAGGCCCAACCCTGAGCCGTCATCGCCAGATAATTGTTTAACTACGTCTTCTTTTAGCTCTTTGGTCATCCAAATTGCTTTAGGGACGTTCCATAGGCGACCGTAGTGCAGTTCACCGTGGCGATCTGCGGTAATAGTTAGTAAAGTATCGCCTGGGTCTTCATCCGCAGACGGCAATTCATCAATTGTGCGGCAAGTTTTACACACAAGTAACCTAAAGTGCGGTTCTTGTTCTTCTTTGTCACTCATATAATGCTCCTAGTAGATAGGTGTTTAGCCTATCATATGATTTTAACTTTAGTTACTTTCCTGGGTTTACCTTGTTAGGGGTTTCACTGTTTACAAAACCCCAGTTATTGTAAGGGTGCAATCCAGCGCGGTTCTGTATAACAGTTTGGTCACCCTGTCCTGGAGCTACAGTTGTGTTTGGGCGACGCTTACGGTACTTGCCGTCAGTTGCGCCTTCAAGTAGTTCAGCATTTTCTGAACGTGCTTTATTAACTGTCATGATTAATTTTCCTTAACTTCCGAGGTCCATTTTCCGTTGTCTGCCATGCTCCGCTTAATATAAGCGTTACAGTCACCGACTACGCAAGGACCGTCTTGCATTCCTGGAGCATCAAATTCATGCTCATGCTTTTTAGCTTTAGTTGGCTTGTCTGCTTTAGACTGGGCGTTCTTTTTTACGCTATTTGCCCATTCTTTAGGGGTTTGCTCGTTCCAGCCAGGCATACTAAGGTCGTGCACGTTGCCATTTCGTTTGTCGTGAAAATCCATAGTTAACCTTCCACCATTTTATTAGTGATTCGCTTTACTGCCTTACGCTTATTACACGACGGGCAAATATCTGAATTAAGTACTTGTACGGGATTTAAAATTAATCCGCAGCCAGTGCAGGCTTTATCCCCATTATACAGCGTACGCTCAACGCTCGTTGGGTAAGGTGTAGGATAACTCGTTCCATCTCCTGATGGGTCAATAGACGTAAGGTCCATGTTATACCTGTCCTAAAGTATTTCGGCTAGTAGATTCAGTAGTAGTAGCCTGTTGTGAAAAGTCTACGCGAGTCTGAGGTCTACCAGTCATCTCTACAATGTCTTTAATGCCGTACTCCGCTACTTCATACCCAAATCTATTTGGAAATAGCTTTACCTGTGGCAAAGGCGGGCGCACGTAATTTTGTATTTCTTGACCGCTCATATTACCAATTTGCATGGCTTGAGTAACTAGTCGCTCTTGGTTAGACGCAAAAGGGCCAATGTATGCCTGAGGTGGCATAGCGGCTAAATCTGATGCTAACCAAGGCTTGTTGCTATCCCAGGGACGGTGTCCGTAACTACCATCTGCAGTATTAGGCATTAGTATTCGCCTTTGCCCATACCGTTGTTAAATGCTTCGTTACGACCTTCTGGCTTAGCAACAGCAGCGCCGTCAGCAGATTCCATTTGGTTATCTGTTGTACGGTCAGTCATAGTGCCTACTTGTGGAGTATCCATATTATGCCCACTTCGGACTTAGGTTCTTCAACTGCGAGACGCGACGCTTATTAATTTCGTAAGGCTGTGTAGCCTTTACGTTTGGTCCAGCCTTACCATCATTAACTAGGTGAGGGGCAGGAGCCAGCGTGAATGACGGCGCAAACCGTGAAACGGGTACGCCCTTCTTAGCCGCAGCCATTTGCCTAGCGATGCCCCTACTTTCCGCAAACTGCGGCGGAAGGTAATAATCACTAGGATCGATTCGCTCGCCGCGATGCACACCACGCTGATATCCACGTTGTGTTTGGCGCACTTTTAGGCCATCAAGGACCTGCTCAGATACGCTATTAGGGCGTCCGCGGTCATCGCGGCGAGTTCTAATTGTTCCTAGGTAACCATCAGGGTATTCTGCGGACGGCTCTCTGCCGACACCCAGGCGCATGTAATCAAGTTCAGAACGCGCGACTGCGACGCCTCCACCACCATAGTTGGTGTAAGTGCCGTATAATCCCCCGGCACCTAGGCTTTGTACGTTTTGACTTGGCATAACACCATTTTAAACATTAATTACTTAATTTGTGTTCTAAACTCTTGACCCATAAATACTGCCCAGTCATCTAGAATTGGCACTGATAGTAAGGTGAATTCGCCTGTGTCTTTGTACCAAGCAAATCCTACGCCTTGTTGCCAGTTTTCCCAGTACTTAACAGGCTTTTCATTAGGGGTAGTTCCGCCTTTAACGCTTGGTACTGAACCGTCTACACGGCACAAACATCCAGGGCTAAACGCTGCGTTTCTAGCAGGCCCTTTACTGGTGTGGTTTGTGTGGTATAGCATTTCAATTCGGTGAATGTGCCCATAAATTACTGAAACGTGGTGATTTGAATTGATGTACTTCATCGCGGTGCTACCACTAGAGTTAACACGGTCTCCGTGGATGCAGCGTAGGTTTTCGTTTAGCCAATACTCACCTGCGGGATAACCGCTAGCATATTTGATTTTTAGTTCGTCCATGCGCAAAAGGTGTGGCAAGCTATTTACAGGCCAGTCACTAGGCGTGGTACCTGCTTGGCGCATATTTGCAACAGCTGGGGCGTTCTCTGCTAGGTACTTATATATACGGCAGTCATGGTTTCCCTCTAGGAATACAATTTCTGCTTCAGGAGCTGTGGCGCGCTGTTGTGCTAGGTACTCATACGCACGTTGGATTGCCAAGTTAGTCGAGTTCTGAAACGCGATTTCCTGGTGATGACGACTCTGCTGGGGCAGGTCTAGGGTATCTCCTAAGTTTACTACGGTATCCACGCCAAATTGCTGGTTAGCATAGTTTAGAATCTGCATGGCGATGTCGATGGCTTCTTCTGAATGAAACGCAATTACGCTTCCATCTTCGTAAACTCGGTACCCGATCTGTGTGTCAGGTAATAATGCGGCTAACTTCCAACCATTTTTATCTTTTTTAGGTTTGGTAATTGTGGCAGGTTTAATGGTTAACTTCTGGGCTTGAGTAACAGGGAAGGACTTTATAGGGTCTTCACCTAATAGTTTGGCTAATTCTCTGGCTAGGCTATCGGACACGCGCATTTTCCTCTCAGGTGCGCTACAAATGATGTGCGCTTAAACGGGGCATTTGGGTGATACTTTTTGATAAGTGCCAGTGCTTCAGTTAAATTTAAATTTGGTCGGTCTTTTAAAATTTCAAACACTTCTTTAAACTCTGCGTCTTGGCTTTGCAACCAAATATTAACAACACAGCCTTCTAAAGTTGCTTTGGAAGCTAGCAGCTTTAATTCATCTATTAGCATGTTCCTTCTTTCAGTTAGTGTCGATTATTAATCTAACACACTATGTCGCGTTATGCCACAAGTACTGCCGATAATTTATTAAATGCTTAGGGCAAAAAAAACCCGCCTTTCGGCGGGCTTTCAAACTATTGGGTTAGTTATGGCTGTTCATTCCGTCTGTAAAGTTAGCGCTATCACGGTTGATAGCGGCTTTAAACAGACGACCGTTGCCCTGGGTAGGGCCGATCTGTGGGTCTACGTAGGAAGGCATCTTAGTAGTAATGCCGTAGGTGCGCTTAGAAGTGATGTGCTTCATTGCCTGCGCGCCCTTTTTACCGTTCGAATCACCAGCTGCGGTGTTCTTACGCTTTACAAGCTTGCCACGCTCAGGGCTACCTGATGGGTTGGTTGAGCTCTTTGCAGCGCTTGTTCCCATAGTTTTGAACTTGCTGTTTGGTTGTTCCATAATTTTACCTCTTTGGCCTAAGACGGGTACACTACAACGATACCGTTAAATAGCTAATTATGCTTAATTAACTGAATTTACTTTAAATACAATCGCGCTAATTTTTTCTCCGTTAATTTCAACTGATTGAAATCCTGGAATGCAAATTAAACTAATACCGCGAGGGGCGGTATAACCGCTGGCAATAGCAATTGCTTTTACGGCTTGGTTAACTGGCCCTGCACCTACGGCGCGAATCTTGCAGGTGCCTTTTTCATAGATTGCGTGAGCGATAGCAGACGCAACGGATTGTGGGTTGCTAGATGCGCTTACGCGCAATATAGCTTCATCTTGTGCTTCAGACATAATTACCTTTTGTAATGGTTAATACTCCCGTTACTAACACTATAAGGGTATTTGCATCTAAAGTGTCTTTAACTGCGTAATTTATTAATTATGTGGCAATTACAGGGACATACACTAGTGGTAAATATCTTAGGGCAATTATCATGGTCTTCTGTCATGCACCAGCCCGAGTTATTTGTTCCCATTACTTCTCTCGATATTTAGGGTCTTGAATATTGTGATAAATTTCTTTTTCGTAAGTCAAATTACATTTACCTGCGGCTAAATGCGCTAAGGAATACGAGTCTGCGGCGTTGTCATCAGTAAACTCTACCCCCCACTTTTTAAACACGTTTAGTAAAATCTGGTTCTTTTGAATCCCTGTACCTTTACCTGTAACATACTTTTTTAAAACAGTAGGCGGGATAATGTAGGGGTATTGGCCTTTAAATCCTTTAAATGTAACGTAGCAGAATAGTTTGACTACGGCACCCAGTTCGCCAGCCATATTGGCCATCTGCGAACCGAACGCATAACCTTCCATTGCTACGACAATTTCTTTTGCCTTAACTATACGGTTGTCTACTAGGTTAGCGATGGTGTCATTGATATACATTAAACGGCTTACTCCGATACCCTCGCCTTTAAACACGATAGTTTCCCATCGGTCACTATCTAAGTCCATAAAAGTAATGCCGAATCCTGAATAGGACTGGTCAATACCTATGGCAAACCTAGTAGTTAGGTGGCTGAGCCCTGGCCCAAACTTCTTTGGTCCTTTATTTTTAGCTGCCATTATGCGCTGAACTTACGGCTTCTAGTCTTGAAATTATCTCCCGAGGTTCTACGGGTTAACTCACGACTGCATACTGAGGAGCTACGCTCGTAGTTATTTGCCATAGTTTCTAGCATTTTGCGGTACGAGTACTTTACTAGTGCATCGTGCCTGACATTTTCTAATGCAGGGTCTCCGTCAACTAGGGCTTTAATAATCGTAACTGTGGTCTTGGCATTGGTACCTTGGTGGCGCAACATAGCCTCTGACTCAGCGTAGTCTTTGGTGCGCTCTGCGTCTTTTTCATCGATAATTGCGCAAGCTAACTGGTTGTTAATAAACTCGCTATACGCCGATAAATGGGTATACAAACGCATTAGGTCTTCATCATCCAGCTCTGTGATATCAGCTGGAAGCTTAGGTCTAGGCATACTTGTTTCTCGATCTACTACTAGACCTTGTTCATCTAGCATATCTAGAACGTACTTGCTGGTGTCGTTGGTTATTAGCTTACTCATTGAACCCTCCACATTGCTTGCACTTCATAGCTCCATTGACATTGCAATCTGGGGCTACGTTTTTACTTAATGATTCTACTACAAGTTTTGCGCCATCGATAATAGGACTGATTGCCCAATCGTCCTTGCGGACAATAAACTCTTTTACCTCTTGGTTAGGCTTGGCTTCGTATAGAAGTACGGCTTCTTGCGGAACGTCTGTTCGCCCTGATATTTCAAGTACTTTCATATACAACTGTACCTGTGCTACGTGGGCGGCGAATGGTGACTTAAGGTTTTTCCAAGCTTCAGCAAAATTGCCTCCGCCAGCAAACCAAGCAGACCTGTCGTACCACATAAAAGTACCTTCGCCTACAGACTTAATCTCTAGCATTAAATCATCGCCAAATCCTTTTAGCCAACCGTCTGAATGACCTGTAATCATTAGTTCAGTGCTTTCAACAGGCACTTCTTTATACCGCATTAAACCCTCAGCGCCACAGCCGTCACATCCCTCTGGGCTAGTTGCCCAAAACTGAAGGGCGCAGTTACGGCATTTCCAAACGCCGTATAGCTTACCCATATCGCGAAACCAGTTTTGCCACGTATTGTGGATACCGTGGCCTTGCGCAAAAATAAGTTCGCGCTTAAACTGACGGGGTTCTGGCGCTGGGTGGTTGCCTTTTAGGTGAAAGTAAGACGCCCTGTGGCACCAGTACGGACTAACCATAGCTGAGGGGTGTAGCCCGTCAAATGATCGGTGATTATCTACTGGCTGTGATAGAACGTGACGCTCTACTTTACTAATAACACGAGTAGTTGATTTACCAGCATCCACGAAGTTCTTTAACGCTCCAGCTGGCAATTTTTTTAGGCTATCTTTTGGCATATTTTATGTCCTCCAAAAACGAACCTATCACAACTTACTACTAATGTCTATTTGTTTTTTTAGCGAGTTCTTCCAGCGTGGTACCTAAGCGAACAGCTTTGCGCTTTAGGGCATTGCGCTCACGGTGGCTCATACCGCCCCAAATTCCGTGCACTTCATCGTTTTTATCTGCAGCCATTAGGCACTGTAGACGAACAGGGCATTCGCTTTTTCCGTCTCTACCAAAACAGATAGACTTTGCTTTATCGGCAATAGGCTTATAAAGGTTTTTATCCCTAGGTGGAAACCACCAGTTTGGGTCATAGACAGACTTATAATCTTTGTGCTCAGAATCATAAACTTGTTCTCCGCATTTAGCGCTGTATTCCCAAGCGTTTGGTTCTTTGTTTAAACTTTCTGAAAAATTGTACAAGTAATCTCCAATTAGGAAGTTACTTCTCCTCCGTGTGCTCCTCGATACATTGTAGCAGAAACTCGCGCATAGTTAAAAAATCATTTTCGTCTAAAATTACATAATTGGTGTTATTAAGGCTAATACCTAGTACAGGTGTGCGACTATCCATTAGCGCCTCTACAGTAATCTTTTCTAGTACAGAGGACTGTAGTGTAAACGACTTTTTACCCGTCCACTTATGCTCAATCAGTAGGTCTTTAGACCGTACATCGCCCTTACGAAACCAGAAGGCCCCAGAAGCAACGTTTTTTTGACCGCCTACTAGATTAGCTAAACGTTTCTCGTGCTTCTGGGACTGTTTTTGACCTTCTGATTTAGCCATTATTCTCCAATTGGTTTCCCCAGGAATCCCAGCCGTCTGCGGTTTCTCGAGCAAATAATTCTACTCGTGGTACATCCCCTATTAATGAAACAATTCGATCGCGTACTTCTGCAGGTTTTGCGCTATGTCTGCCTCTAGGGGCCATAACTATTTGTTTAACGTTTTTGGCTTCACGTTTTGGAGCCCCGCGTTTAGCAAATAAGCAAAGTTCGGCATTACCATTAGTCCAGTGACCCATACCTGAGTATATCCCTACACCTAAAGGGTTTAGCTTTACCCAAGTAAAAGCACAAGTTGTGTACTTAAACCCCCAAGCCTCAATTACTTCTAATGCCTCTTGAAGTAATGGCATAGTAGCCCACATAAAAAGTGCACAATCTTTTTCTGCTAAATCTGCAATTGGCATTTTTTTAATTTCATTAAGCGACATTGTTGGATATGTTATTCCTCCCATTTTAGGGTCTTTATTTTTCATATCCGCGTATGTCCACGGCGGGTCCGCATAAATAACTTTATATTTTTTATTTGGTAGCCCAGACGCCTCAGCCAATTCTTAGCTCTGCCTTTACAAACTGCCAGAAACCTTCGATGTATTCTGGTGTTTCTTCTATCTTTACACGCGTTGGCTTAACGGAAGCTCCTCTAAAAGCAACCATATAACAGGACTTGCATAGCCCTTTGGCATAAAAAGCTTTAGGGCAGCTGTTGCACATAACTTGTGCGTTTCTTTTTGCGCGCTCCATTATGATGCCAGCTTCAAGGTGTCTAGTACGTCTTTGGTTAGTTGCTCTTGCAAGTCTACTTCTTCTCTAATTGAATTTAACAGGGCATCTGCACCCTGCCACTGGCGGTCTGCATAGCGGTAGTATGCTCCTGCTCGTACTACTATCTTATTGATAATTGCTAGTGACACGATCTCTTTAGCGAAATCGTAATCGCCTTTTTCAACACTTGCACCATCGTCAAAGTAAAAGTCTACGAAGGCAACTTGTCCTGGAGGTGAAGACTTGTTCTTGCGAGTCTGGAACTTGATAGTTTGCCCGACCTTGCGCTTTTCTTGGCCAGTACCAACTTCAATCCACTCATCGCGCTTTACATCAACGCGAGTAAAGAAAAAGTAGTTCTTGGCTTCTCCGCCTGGAGTAGTACGGGGGTCTCCATACATTACGCCAATCTTCATGCGGAACTGGTTAATGATTAGGCCGATAAAAGGGCGTTCTTCACCCAACATACTGCGCTTACCTGCGCGTTCCATCTTACGGAAAAACTTTCCAATAAGCATGGCTCCGCGACCTACGGTAAATTCTTCCATAGCTTTTTCGTCTTCGGCCGAAGGAACCAAAGCGGGAAAGGAATCGATTACTACACAGTCTACTTCTTTAGTTTCTACGAACTCTAGAACAGCTGTGAGGGCCGTTTCCATAACGTTGCTACTAAACACGAATACCCGTGATGAATCTACGCCGCACATATCTGCGTACTCTGGGACCCACTGCTCAGCGGCAATCCAAATAGTAGTGAAATTAGGGTCTCGTTTTTGGTTAGCCGCAATGGTCTTCAAAGCTAGCGCAGTCTTACCGTTGCTGGCTTCACCAATAATTTCGTGCCACTGGTTAGCTGGCCAACCTCCTCCTAGAATCATGTCCAAAGATAATGAACCTGAGGTCATACGGGTTAGTGGAACAATGGCGGAAGCTTTTACAACAGTGTTTTCGCCAAGTTTCTTATTCATTTTTGCCATTAAGGCATCTACTGCGCTAACCATTAGCCGATCCTGTCTATGATTGTTTGCGGGTTGAAGTTGTTTGCAGTACTTACTTGCTTAGAAGCTGAAGTATTTCCATTAGTAGGAACCCGAACTCCTGGCATTCCTGAGCCAGACTGCTGGATCGGGTAACCACAATCATAGCAGCGTGGAGCTGTCTCTGCTGTCATTTTTCCATAATTGCCGCTAGAGCAATTTGGGCATCGGTTTGAAGACGTTGCGCTGGCTGGCAGCCTGTGGCCTTCTAAGTCTGGGTTGTAGGGCATTTGCTGGTTAACTGGCGGATACGCCTGGTTAGTCGTATACCCAGGATATGGGGTAGTTATTCCAGGTTGCATCGGTTGGGCAGGGGTTGCTGGGCGTTGAGCTTGGGGCTGGGAGTTTCCTAGTTTGTCAGCCCACCACGAGTTACTCATTTGGTCTCTTTCCTAGTTTTTTTAATAATGCCATTTAATGTGATTAAGTTAAGTTCAGCAGCGGATGACAGTACAGCAACTATGCCATTGAAAGTCATATTGCTATAAAACTCTTTGAGTGCTTCGGCGCTACTATTTAGCATTTCTTCACTTAGGTTAGCGCGCTTAAGCATCTCTTTTCGGTGCGTGTCAAAAGTAAGACTGGCATTCATATCTGCATACAGTTTTATAAAAGGGATAAGATAAACAAGTTTATTTAATCTTTCCTCTGAATCTTCCAGTTCTTTATCATCACCCTCTTTGCTAACGGGAAATAACTTAAACAATTCTGCGTGCTTATTGGCGTCTTCCCCAGTAATGTCGTACAGATACCATCTAAATAGGGTGGTAATGGGAACCTTAATGGCTTTCCCATATTCTTTAGGGTCTAGCATGGGCCAAGACATTATTTCGCCTCACCCCATCGGTCTACTATTTTAATGTCTGCAATTAGTGGCACCTTTAACACCTGAATATCTTCCATAGCTTCGCGCAAAATACTTGCTGTTTCATCTGCAAGTTCTGCTGGGGTTATTAAGACTAGTTCATCGTGAACTGTCAAAATAATCCTAGCTTCTTTTGGAATCATTTTGTGCGTACGTACCATAGCAATTTTAATAATATCTGCGGCACTGCCCTGAATCTTAGTGTTAAATGCTTGACGCTCCGCTCCTGCTCGGATGCCTACGTCTCGAGACATAATCTCTGGCAAATAACGGCGACGACCAGTAAGGGTTTTAATGTGGGGTACAGGCTTTCCAGCGCGGGTTGCCCCCAGTACTTTGGCTCGGTATTTAGCAATTGAGCTAAACTCTGCGGCGAATTTATCTAGTAGATTTTTGGCTTCAGTTTTTGTACAGCCGATCTGACTTGCAATCTTGTCGGGACCTACGCCGTATGCCATAGCCAAAACTAAAACCTTGCCTGCTTTACGGTCTACTCCCATAGTGTTACCTACAGTGGTATAAATATCTTTGCCATTTAGGTAGTTCTCCAGCATAATCGGGTCTTCTGAGAATGAGGCAATAACGCGGGGCTCGATCTGCGAGTAGTCCGCGACCACAAGTTTGTACCCTGGAGGCGCTACAAATAGGTTACGAATAGCTTTGCCATGAGGCGTATGCGGAGCAGGAACGTTCTGAAGGTTTGGATTTCTGGAGCTGAATCTTCCAGTTTCTGCACCATGCTGGATAAAGTCACCGTGTAGACGACCGTTTATAAGCAGACTATCTTTAATCTCAGTTCGGCTTTTGCCCGCAGTAGTACGCTCAATCTCTCCGCCCAAATAAGGAATCACATAAGTAGAAAGCAGCTTGTTGTAGTCTGCATACTCCAGCAAAGCAGTTACTAGTGGGTCTTTATCGCGGTAGGGCTCTAGTGCTTCGGCAGATACCGAGTAATCAGAGTTGGCTAGGTCTAGCCCCATTTTGTCTTTTTGAGCGCCTTTAACGGTAAGTACCTTAGCCTTTAACCCCCGACCACCTTCTTCTTTAGGGCCGTATAGAAGGACCTGTTTTTCTTGGTTGGAGTTAATATTAAACTCCCGCCCAGCAGCCTTGTAGATATTTGATCTAGCCTCATCTACTTTGGCTTCTAAGTCAATCTTTAGTTGCTTAAGCGAGTCTGTGTCAATTATGGCACCTGTCAACTTCATATCGCATAGAACTCTAAGAACGTCCATCTCTAGCGAAAAAACTTTATTAAGTTCTGCTGCGTCAATCTTAGGAACTAGGGATTTCCAGAGTAGAAAAGTGTACTTAGAATCCAGGTATGCGTATTTAGCAACCGTGTTAAAGTCATAGACCTCAACTTCTTTACCTACGCCTTTTTCCATCTCATACCCAAACTCGCGCTTAAGGCAATCAGCCAAGCCGCATTTGTTTTTATTACGGTTGTCTGTAATGAACGAGGCAATCATAGTGTCGAAGTAAGGCCCAACAGGAAATTTTCCGCCGTAGTATTTTGCTACCGAAGTCAGGTCAAATACAAGGTTATGGCCAATTGTGAGTATGTCTTCATTAAACATAAGGGGCTCTAGGCCCTTAAAAACTTCGGCTGGGAATAGCTGCTCAGGAGCTGGGCCGAATACTTTTGTAGACTTTTTAGCATCGCGGCTATAGTCGCTAGGGCGTAAGGTTAACCCTTTTTCTTTACGTACTTCTCCCTGACCAGTTAGAGGGTAAATCTCTTCTACAAAGTCTCCGTGAGGGTGACCCATAGGAATAACGTCACATCTTCCGTGAGTGGCTAAGGTAATCCATAAAACCTCGTTTACGGGGGTCATTCCGCGGCGAGGTCCTACAGTTTCAACATCGTAGGCAAAGGCATCTTGAGTTAAGTAGTAATCTACCATCTCGGCAAGTTGTTCGGCAGTAGTAATAATATTCATAATATCTCCACAATAACGCAAAAGGCGAGGATGTCAAATCCTCGCCTTTTGCTACTGATGTCGGACTTAGATAAGCGAGTCCGCGATCTCATCAAGCTCTTCAAATGAGTGCTCCTTGATGATACCTCGGGTGTAAACCTCAGAAGAAGCAACCACTGCGGATGCCTTTTCTTGACTGATGTTCCAGTCTTCTTCGAGGTCGCGCTCCTTAATCGGAGTGACAGTGTAGTTAGTCTGTGGACCCTTACCTAGGCGGACAATTGCCCAGTAACCCTTGGTAAGCGGACCCTGTGGGGAGTAATGTGCTGCGTGGAGTGCCTGGTAAAGGCGAGCTCCTGAGATTAGCATTTGACGTTGCATTCCTTCTTTTGAGTTAAGGGTTACAACGGTAAATGCACGCTTGTTCTCAGCGCGTTCCTGGAGCTTAATGCAAAGTGGGCACTTGGCACCAATGCAAACATACGAGCGCTTACCCTTAGTCTTCTGACTAAGAAAGTGCTGCTTGTAAATCGCAAACGGGCCAGCTTCGTCAAGGAACTTGAAAACTTGGTGCTGTGCGTCTTCAAACTTGACTTCTGTTGGGAAATCGGATGTAACAGTTAGGCTTTCAGCAGCATCCCAGCCCGACTGGACTGACGTGCTTGTTGCTGTAGCTTGGGCTGGACGTGCATCGACGTCTTCTTCAACCCAGTAGTTCTCGGCATTTGGGGCATCTTGGCTAATTGGCATGTTTTCCTTAGTTAATTGAGTTTGATTCTTCTGCGCGGATTGTTTCCCACGCCTCGGCTATCTTATTGCTAAGACTCCGGTGTAGAACCCAGTCTATACGATCTGTGTTCAAAATTCCAGCTTTTGCGAATAATTCAATAGTAACTTCTACCATTGCTTTACTATAAAGCCTTCGTCCTTCGCCCATATTACCATTCTTATCCAGTTTAGCTGGAAGACGGTAAGGTGAGTCAGGAAGTTTTCCCCGTTGCATCCATTGCCTAAGCGTTGGAATTGTTCGGTTTAAAGCACTTGCTAACGACCCTATCGAATAAACTTCAAGTTGTCTACCGTTTGGCAAAGTTTTTTTATAAAAATTTTTTTCCCAGCTATTATCTAGCTCTACTTTAGGAGCTGGTTCACGGCGCTTACGTTTAGAACCTGGGTAGTAAACCTCAAGCTCGCCAAACATATCGTCTATGAAGTCATTGTCGTTCATTTAACGCACCCTATAAAACATAACTACAAAAACGTGGTTATTAAAGTAAATGTCTAGCGTCCAACCTGAGCGGTGGTCTGGTTTCCAAATTTGAACACCGTAGGTCGGAATGTTATGTGAGTAATGCCTAAATCTCATTCCTTATGCTTCCTTATCATCTCTTTAATTACTAATGTAAAGATAACTATAGTAAATATTGCAAATACCATTTACTTCTTCCCTTTTATGAGAGCGACAATAGCCCAATACCAACGCTTTATACCATAGTGATTCCACCAAATGCGTAAAGGACTTGTCTTGTGCGATAGGCACTTACCTTTTCGGCAGCTATAACAGCCTGGTTTCATTTGTTTTCTCCTTTGATGAACGCGACTTGCTCATCAACGCTTAACTGGTGGCGGCAGATAGGCATACCAACTTCACGATAGCAAGCACATTTATTTCTTGCTTCTTCTAGCAGTTTGATAATGCGTTCTTGCTCCTGTTCTTGGCCACGGCGGTGGTACTCGGTAGCAATATAGTCAAACAATTTAGTAATTTTGCCTTCGTTAAAAAGCCGATTTACTTCAAGCAAGGAGAACTCTTCGTGGTTCGAGTCGTCTGCGTGTAGTCCTGCCATTTTAGCCATTATTTTTTCTCCAGAATCAGCGCCCAAACAATTTTTTCAGGAAACATAACTTCTATGTCCTCATCAGTTAGCTTACCCTCATAGTAAGCGCCCATTACTGCGTCTTGGTTAAGTACAGTAATGGTCTGTGTGCATTCATCAAAAAGATTTTTTGATTTAAGTAGGTTATTAGCAGTAGATTCGTCAAATACTTTGGAAACTCTACGCTGCTTTACTACATTTACAGTCCCTGATTTAGGGTCATTGATAGGCAAGACGATACTGCCTTTTTCATTTACTTCACCGAGGTCTTCTACGGCATTAGTAATTCTTTTTTTAAGCTGGGCGACTCTATTGTCAAGCCCTGATATTTCGTCTTTAAGGAAGACGTACTGCTGAACTTCTTTGCGGATAAACTCTAAGCTCTCGTCTGGAGCTTGATCTTTAATAATTGGCATCTGTACCTCTGTAGTCTAACCCTCGTAAGGGACGCTATGTCTTAGCTGTACAAATATATATGCTAACTATTGAGTTTGTCAAGTCCTTCGGCAACAAACTCTTCTATCGCTTTAATAATCACACTAGTTACAGTGACTTTTTGAATAGCGGCTTCTTTTTGAGCGGCTAACCAAAGTTCGTCAGAAATACGAACGGTACGTGTTGGGGTCTTGGGTGCATTAGGCATAGTTCTATTATAAAACAACTTTTTCTATGCGCTCTGTAAACACACTACTTAGATAATCTTTTTATTTCGTCTTCGATATAGAAGATTGCCTTTTTTAAATCTTGTATTTGAGCGTCATCTTTTAGCCCTGCTCGCCATAGGTATTTAATTGCGTTGCCTATAGCGAAGTTATAATGCCTAGTTATGTCTAAGCACTCCACCCCACTTGGGTGACTTGTGTAGTGAGTGGGGTGGTTTACAGGGTCGTGGCTCATGGTGCAACTCTACCATTCTTAACAAATGCAGCATAAGTAGCAGGCATCTTTTCGGCAAAAATACCTTCCATCTGCTCTGCGACCATTTCAATCTCGCGCTGTGGGAATGAAGGATAAGCGCTACCTTTAGCAAGCACTCTGAGGCTAAGGAAATTCATTAGACTTCTAGCGTTCATAGTTACGTACATTGATGAGTAGATATTTACAGGAAGTACCATACGGGCGACTTCACGAGCAATACCGTTTTCAATGAGATGCTCATATTCTTTATATGCTTTTGTAGAAGTAGAGACTATTGAACCAACTGTAATGTCGTACTGCCAGTCGCTTCCCTCAATAAACTGATATGCTCCAGGCTTGCCAACTTGAATAAGCTTGCGGTTATCGTCTGGGACATAGAAGGCAGGTTCTAGCTGCTTGTAGCGTCCCGACTCTTCATTATAAGAAGCAATTCGGTGACGCATGAACTCACGGAACACAAAGATAGGGGCTTCCACAAAGAAAGTAAAAGCATTGTGCTCAAATGGAGACCCGTGACGGTCCCTCATCAGGTAGTTGATTAGCCCAGCATCTTTGCTAGAGTCAGTATCAGCAGTATTGCCACCAGTTGATACACGAGCAGCCATCGCAACACTAGAATCACTTCCCATCGAATCAATTAGTTGAACAGTCATGTTTGAACGAAATATTATTTTCATATTATTCTCCTTATGTTAGTCCTCCAGGTCGGACTCGAACCGACACTGTAACGATTTTAAGTCGTCTTTCTCTGCCATTGGAATACTGGAGGCAGTAGTTTCAGTATAGTACATAACGGAGCCCCAGGAGAGGATTGAACTCCCGACGTCAATATTACAAGTATTGCACTCTACCACTGAGTTACTGGGGCAATGTTAGTTTTTTCTGCTAGGCATTAGGCAACTAACAAGCCTACGCTGGTCCAGGAGGGCTCGAACCTCCGACATCCTCGTTAACAGCGAGGCGCTCTGCCAACTGAGCTATGGGCCATTGCACACTTAGTAGTTTCTAGCTACCAAGTGGCAGGGTAAGAAACCCTTACACTGGTTCCTCGTTAATTAGTATATCTAACTTGTACGGATAATTCTAGTGTAGGTTACGTCTGTGGTCCAATTTTCTTTAGCCCATTTAGTAACTTTAATTCTTTGAGTCTTAGCTCCTGGGTGAGGAGCATGAATCATATAACCATTTCCTACGTAAATACCGACGTGGCCTGGAAACCCGATAATGTCTCCTATTTTAGCCTTTGCTTCTGAATACCTATGAGGTTTTCTAGTGTGCTTCTGCACGTAAGCGCTGTGATACAAGGTAATTCGTAATTGCTGATAATACCACATAACTAGGCCTGAGCAATCCCAACCTTGTGGGGTGTTGCCCGAAAAAACATACCAGGTTTTGTTTACGTATTTGTGTAGCTGTTGAGAAACGGATATTACATGAAAAGTATTAGCCGCAAGTTTTTCAGCAATAATTGCTTTCTTTTTTGCCAAAATTATTGAGCTAAAACTCAAGGGATTCCACAATCCCTGTCCTACCATATCGGTAGCCGTAGAGACTTTCTCTACTTTTTCTGCAGCGACTGCACTAGAGGCAGAGCAACCTGCCAATGTCGTTAGCAGGGCTGCAATTGCAATGAACTTCTTCATTTAGCGACCTCGCTTTCATTTCTTTAGTTCTTGGTCGTTTATTGTCAAAGTGACATTCTATTCAGTTGTGGAATTCACTCTATCACAAAATTTACGTTCCTACTGCGTTGTTTGCGCTAATAAGCGACAATAGTATAGACCCCCCGAAAGGAATATTATGGGAAACTGGGCTCAGCCTATAAAAAAAGTCAAACTAGGTCCGAAGTTTGGCGTTAAAGATTCTTTGCACCCTAATGGGCATCGCGGCGTGGATTACAACGGGTTTGCCGAAGGTGAAAACCTTCTTGCAGTTAATGACGGCAAAGTTGTGGCTAATCAGTGGAGCGACGTTCTTGGTAACGTTTTAGTTCTTCAGGTAGGAAAATACTTCTTTGGCTATTGCCACATGTCAAAACCTTCTACCCGCAAAGTAGGAGAAACTGTTTCTTCTGGTGATGTTATCGGTCACGCAGGAAACACTGGATCCGCCTCAGCTGGAGTTCACCTTCATCTAACATTAAGCCTAGAAAAATTAGGCGTGTTCTCTGGCAAAGTATACGATGCTTACGGCTTTATCGTAAAGCACATTGCAGACCAGAAGAAAGCTGTTAAGGCAGCTCCTGTAGTCGCCCCTGCCCCGCTTGTAAAAAGCGTAACTCCTCGCGTTAAAGAAAGTGGTAAATAATGATACAAAAACTTAAGCAAGTCCTAGTCCGTTCTCTCGGTGTAATTATGTTTGCGTTTATTCCAGGAGCCGCTGTTGGCGCTGGAACTGTAGGTTGGGTCGCTGGCGGTTTCGTCGGTGTTGCAACTGTGTTCTCATCAATCATTATCTTCTTCGGTGTTCAGCTAGCTTGGGACGCAAGTCTTTCAGATGCAGATATCGAAAAGGGTTTCCGCGCAGCTGTAGCAAAGCAGTCTGCTGAGAATAAGTCAGTAGCAGAAGCCGTAAAGACTTCTAAGCTTGATGCCGAAGACCTAACTAGCTTTGGTGACTTATCAGAGTTGTTTGACGATAAATAAGCTTTAAAAATAAAAAGCCCCCTAGCTATTTGCTAGGGGGCTTTTTTGTAAAGAAATTTGAAATTACTTTACATATAAGACGTTATATGTAAAATGCCTTTACTAGTCTTTAGTGACAAGTCTGCGCTTGATTGCGTCAAAAATCTTAGGACGCTTCTTTTTTGCTTTTTGGTTTGGGCGGTCAGAGTTTCCGCCTTTTACTGGGGGCTTTGGGCCTCCGCCTTTTTTCAATGCCATTATTTTCCTAACTATACTTCATATCCAGAATTAGTTGCTCTCCAGATACTTGGTGAATGGTTTTCTTCTACTTTAAGCTTAGTGTCTTCGTCTTCGTAAAGCCGAATTATGTGGATGCACGGATCGGACTCATAGAGCTCCTGCTCTTCGTCTCCAGTCATTGGAGTACCGTCATGGGTATAGCACACAGCAGGGCCACACCAAGCGTTGGTTAAACCAATCTGCATCCACTCATCAAAAGTCATTTTTACTCCTATACTGACGTATCTAATAGAAAACCACGAAGTGTGCCAATTGTCAAGTCTACTCCGCCATTTGCGTTAATGCCTTCGCCGTCAATCACAGCAGCTGCTACGGCGTTCTTTTGTTGAAGCGCCTCAAACTGACGAACTTCAATAGACCCTGCGATAAGGAAATCCTGGATTACAATAGTCTTCCACTCAGAAGAAGCACGACGAATTCGGCCATTGCGCTGAGTAGCAAGACCAGAAGACCAAGGCAAATCATAATTAATAAGCATGTTGGCCGCTGGGAGATCGACACCATAACCTCCGGCATCAGAGCTAACGATAACGCGAGTATCAGGATTATTATTAAGAGCATTTTTATGTTTCTCTTTAGTCTTGGCATCTAGCTGACCTGTGTAGGTAACGGTGATGTCTCGACCGATTTTATCCGCTATCAAATCGACCATGTCTACATAAGAGCAAAATACTACTAATTTATTTTTATCGTTCTGTTCCAAAAAATCTTTGACGTAGGAAGCAAAACTATCTAGTTTAGTATTTGACATACTGTCGAGTAAGCCTTCGTCGTCCAATTGAGCCGCGTATGCGGAGCCTTCTCCGTTACCGCTTTTAAATTTATTAGCGCTAACTTTTAGCAGCTGCGGAGAACAAGCAAGCATTTTAAGGGCGCCTACTTTAGACATAACCTGACCTTGTAGTTCGTCTCCACGCCCTCCCCAAGACTTCTCGTAACCATAGTGCGCCATGACGTTAAACGATTTACCAAACATCTCTTGAGCGTTGTCTAAGTCAAGTAGTAGGTCATCTACAATGCGCTTGTACAGCTTTGACGTTTTTCTGTCTAAGTGCACATAGATAGGATCTTTGTGGATAGTAGAGGGCAAGAAAGGGGCTACATCTGGGTCTTTCTGAGCTTTTCTAACAGAAGCTGATTTCATAGATTCGTGAAGCAATGGAAGATTGCGGTATCGATCTACGCCACCCCAGTTATTTCTAACTATGAAAGTGCTGTCAAACTTGTCGAACCTACCAAGTACGGAGTCGTCTACAAACTGCATAATGCTAAACAGCTCTTCGGGCTTTCCGTTTTCTACTGGGGTGCCTGTGAGAGCAAATCGGTAATCGCAAGTTGCTAGTTTTTTAGTAGCTTTTGCGCGTTTTGATTTAAAAGACTTAATAGCGGTAGCCTCGTCTAACACGATAAATCCTCGTGGCAGTTTGCTTACAAAGTTCCAGTCGTTAACTACTTGCTCGTAGTTCATGATTATGTAGTCAACGCCAGTGGTTTTCCATTTAAAAGCACGTTCGTACTGTTTTTTGCGCTGTTCTGCATTGCCATCAATGACCAAAGGCATTGAGCCATTTGTAAACTTTTTAATTGACTCTGCCCATTGGTACTTAAGACTTGATAAGCAGATTACTAAACCAGGTTCTGTGACCTTGCGTTCATCCATAAGTTGTTCTATCGCAGCAATCGTCAAAACAGTTTTGCCCAAGCCTAGGTCATAGGCTACAAGCATTTTCTTACGCGCACACATTTTTTCAACAGCGTCTGGCTGATATGGAAGCAGTTTACCTACAAAGCTCATGAGAGCGCGCCTAGCCCATTTACAGAATGCTTGGCGTTATCTAATCCGATAAGAATTTCAGATTTACTCATTGCTCCGACGTCCTTCATATCAGTGTGGGCGTAGTTAAAGTACCATGCCTCAAAACTTTGGTCAAGCATTTTTTTAGATGCGTTAATACCTGATTCGTCGTTGTCTAAAGCAAATACTATCTCGTCTGCGTCTTTTATTAGCTCAAGTTGAGTGTTAGAAATCATAGACCCGTAAGTTGAGACGCCCCCAGAGATACCAATGGACTCTAACCGCACGACATCTAATGGCGATTCAACCACAATCATTTGACCGCCTTTATATCTATTAAGGCCGAACAAAGTGGTTGATTTCTCTACGCCTACTGGGTAGTTTCGGAAATACCTGCGACTAAAGCCCTTCTCCTGCCATCCAAGCAATTTATTTGAATGAGGGTCACGAATTACAGTAATCCAGTTTGAGTGCACAGTATCCCAAAGTAACTGGTGGTACTCTGCGGCAGGCAGGGTAAGTCCGCGGGCTGCCAAGGCGTGCTTTGGCGGGAAAGTAAACAACGCTAGTCTAGATTCGGTAATCGTTGTAACTTCTTTAAATATCGACTCTTCTTCTTGGTCCTCTTCTGAAGTCCCTAAAGACAAGTTGTCAAAAGACAGGTATAGCCAGTCTTTTGCGTCAGCGTAGTCTAAGAAACCATTGGCATCCTTTAACCCTTGGGCAGTTGCAATGAGCGCCCACAAGTTACCTTTAAAGCCGCAAGAAAAGCAGATATGAGCGCCTGTCTCGGAGTTAATCCACCAAGACGGAGTTCTATCTTCTTTACCAGTAATCTCTTTATGACCTGGGCAAAGAGCTAGTATCTCTGAGCCTCGGGTATTTATTGGAGTAATGTTTAAGCGCCCTAATACGCGCTCCATTTCCTCTAGCTTCATACGTCGTCACTGCTCATCTCACGGAATAGGCCAGTAGACCAGTCCCACATAAGGGAAGCTTCTACATTGCCACTTTGACGAGATGCCATTACCTTCAGCGTCCTAGTATCGTCTACGTTTTCGTCTTCACGCTCAAGACCGAACACTACGTCAGCGTCTTGTAGGAATGACGAGGAATAACCGATTGAGTCAGTGGTTACTTTACCCTTTTTGGCTTTCCAGTTCAACGCCTGTGTAGTAATGATAACTGGCTTATTAGTCTTCTGAGCTAAGCGCTTTAAAGAACGAGTAATACCTGTCAAAGCTTGAGGAGTATTTGACTCTCCTGTGTTTTCATCAAGCATAAGGTACACACCGTCAATAAAAATAACATCTGGTTGTATAGTTTGAACCTTGCTATGGATAGCAGAGGTGGTAATTCCGTGGGCAGAGTCTACAAGCCAAAAGTTAGCTGGGTCATCCGCCATTAGTTCTAGCGATTCTTTATATCGCTTTTCTTCTTCAGAGTTTAGCTGACCTGTGATGAGGCGGTTATGGGACACCAGGGCACGCATTGAGTCATAGCGATCTTGCTGTTCACGGTTTGTCATCTCAAATGACTGAAACATCGGAGACATTCCTTGCTTGTGAATGTTGTTAGCAATCTGCAAAGCCAAAGTAGATTTACCAGTTTTCGGGGTAGCTACAATAACAATTAGCTGACCATTTTGAAGCCCATTAGTAACCGCATCAATGGTAGGAAATCCTGTGGCAATTCCGAGTAGTCCTGGATTGTTCTTACGAAAGAGATAGTCTTCCCAGCGAGACTCAGTTGTTTGAACTAGGTTGACGTCTGAAGTTTGGTTGAGGCCTTCTTCTTCAAGCTTTACCAAACCATGCTGCATAAGAAGCAGTGCAGACTCGTGGTCTTTATTAGTTTGAATTTCTTCGACAGCGAGACGCAGGGTATTGCTAATGGAAATTTTACGGCGTCTGTCTACTAAGTCATCTAGCAGAAAGTCGATCGAGTCCGTTAGTTCTACTATTCGATAAGTAGGAAAATTAGCGGATATAACCTCAGTACTTGGGCACTCACCGTACTTGGAGAAGTGAGTTCGTAGGAATACCCAGACCCGTTTGTCGTCATCGTTAGAGAACCACTGGTCAGATACTCCGCGCTCGAATAGCGGGGATAAATCGCGGATATGAATAGCCGCGCCTAATAGTTTTGCTTCTGTACTCATAATGAAGGAAAGTCCATTCCCCATCGTCCATACCGTAGTAATCGCGACGGGATATCTATTACACCGATAACCTCTGGTCTGTAAGGAAGTTCTGCAACTAACTTATCAACCGATTTGTAAGACGTTCCGTAACGAAAAGGGTTCGTTCCGACTTTGTCTAAATGAAGCATAAGTTTCACCATATCATCTTCTGAATGGGTGAAGCTAATCAATTCCATTGTGATGCCACGTTTAAGGCTAGTCATGTAAAGATGACTAAGCACCAGTCTGTTATATTCTTTTCGATTCTTTTTAACTGGTACAAAACCTAAAACGTATTTTTGGTCTTCATAAACGTCAGTTATAACATCCGCAGTTACCATAACGCGTTGCGGTAAAGAGTTGCTGATGTCATTGCCCTGCATTAGTAAACCTCTATTTTTGCGTATTTAATAATGAAATCCCTAAAAAGCTCTTCGCTTTCCATAGCTAGGCGTATGTCGTTTGTCGTAACTTTTTCAGAAAAGTCAAATGGGTAAACTCCGCCAGCAGACTCAATCTTTTTTCCTACTAAATCGGCGTGCTTGCATTCTGCTTTTGCTATAAATCCTGGACAAGTGCAGCTTAGCTTTTTACTGGCGTTAGTGCTGACCTCGAAGATACCTGGCCCTGGGTTAGTGGACTTGTGGGTTATAAATACTTGAAGGAGTCTTTTTCCTGACATATTACTTTCTCAAATCTGCTGAGGAATCCATGTTCACATAGATGAACGCCTCGTGCACGAAAGACTGCGTAGCAGACCCGTAGTGGGCCTCCCAGTCGTCAATCTTGATATTGGTAGTGACAATGGTCGGGAGGCCGTTGTTGAAGCGCGTACGCATTACGTGGTGCAGCATATTCTTCTGCCAGCCTGACGCACTTGCGTGCTCTTTGCCCACATCATCTAGGACGAGAACTCTGACGTTGTATGCGTCATCGTAGGCTTCTCCTAAAATGCCGTCATAAAGCAACTGGTCATCCGTGTCGTGGTTTTCCATAATTGCGCCTTTTAGGTCTAATAGGCTGTTGTAGGTGATGAAGTAGCACGGGCGAGAAACAATCTTTCCTGGCCTCATTCCCAGAACTTCAGGGGCTGCTTTACGCAAAACTTCTTGGATCAAGGTGTTTGCGACTGTAGTTTTTCCGCGCCCAGGAAGACCGTAAAGCATTAGCCCTACACCGCAAGTTTGCTTGCCTTCTGCCCTAATGACCTTGTCGTTATACACAGCATTAGTCCAGCGTGTGATTGTCTTCATAGTCTCAGGCGGAACATCGGAACAGTCCTCTAGCGTCCAACCAAGCTTTGCTGGCGGTACGCTGGCAATCTTTACCCAAGTCCGCCTTCTGGCAGGTAGTTCATCTGGTTTGTACATCAGTCCTCATCAAACATAGATAGTTTACGTTCTGCGAGTTCCTGGTCACGAATGACCGCGGTTTCGCGTTCTTCCACCGAGACTACGCTCTCACGAGCTACCTGTACCAGTGATGGAGCCTTGTACAGAAAAGCACGCCATAGATGATTACCGTCAGTGTACTTGTCTTGCTTGAGTGTATCAAAGAAAAGCTCTATCATACGCAACTCAATTTCGCCGTTAGTGTCATGCTGCTTACGGAAAACTCCAAGAGCCTGCACGAGCCTGGACTGCGTAACGCTGAAAGGAGCTATGCTCCAAACGTTTGACATACGGTCAGCAAACTCATGGGCAACATCTTTTGAAGTCCAGTTAGCAGGGCTCAAGTTAGCCCTATGAACATCTTTACGCTGTTGAGCTTTTGCTTCGCGTGCTTCTGCGTATTCAGCTTTCTTGTAAGCAAGGTACTTCTCACGGTCACGAACTACGTCACTCTCTTCGCCAGAAGACATCTTCCCAAACCAGTCGTAACCCATGTCACTCTCTTCCCCCTCGACTCCGTCGAGGAAATATGTTGCTATATTAACTTTACTATCTGTACTAGCTGTATAGCTATTGGAAATAGTAGCTACTAGCTGTACAGCTGTATCGGAACTAGCCGTAGTGGTAAGTTCTAAAAGTTTAGACTCTACCGCAATGGTAAGTTCTAAGTTAGTGCCAATGTACCTTGATTTCTTTGCAATCACGAGTTTTGACTCTCGAAGTTCGCGCAAAATCATAAGGCTTTTCCTTCGGCTAACTGCTCCATGTTCCATTATGGAGAGGTAGTTAATCCGCACCTCAGGGTTGGCTATAAAAAAGTTAATCCAAGTTTTTGCTTGGCGGCTTAGTGGGGTAGTCATGCTACTCCTTAATCAAGCGCTTGAACTCAGCCGTAAATGACTGGGCAAAAATCTTACCCATTTCGGTCATTAACATGGTCATTGCCTCTTCCATGTTGTACGTAGGCTCAAAGAAATCGTCTTCTTCGTCTTCCTCCTCCTCTAGGGCCTCAATCAAGACCTCAATAACAGGAGTTTCTACAATTACTTCTTCGGCCTTTGGAATTGGCGCTTGAATGGGCCTAGAGATAGGCGCAGAGTTTAGCGGGATAAGGATAAGACCGTCAGTTAGGTCATAGGCCATTATGCGATGTTCTTGTGCTACCGAAGCAGCTAGCTGGCACTCGGGATCCTCGTCATCCCAAAGCATAAAGAACTTAAGCTCTTCTACAGAGTGCTCCGCAAACAATGAGTCATACTCGTTGTCGGTATAAGCGCCGCTAAAGATTTCTTTATCTTGGGCGTATTGGGTAGCCCAAATTAGCCCCTCTGATTGAGTGTCTTTGTATACTGTGACAATTCGCGCTTCATCTACAGAATCCACTACGTCGCCAATTAGGGCTTCTACATTAGCCCTGGTTGTTTTTGCGTTACCTATAACCGCGATGGTTACTCGTCTCATATTTACCTCCTATGAACGGAGATAATAGTCTATACAGAAAGACGGCAAAACATCAAGTAGCGGTAGTGCCAACAATCAACGCGTAGTTAGAGCCGATAGGGAGATAGTCAGGTAAAACAGCCCTCATACGAGATTGCACGAGCTGTTTATTTGGGTAATATAAGCTTCTACTGTCAGAAGGGTGGCCCTTAGTACCTGCGGCGTTTTGTTCCCAAACTAAATCGTCAGTGTTGTTATACCCCGTACTTCCGTCAAAATAACTATTAACGGTATATGAGTTTTCAAAAAGAACAGAGTCTATGTAGTAAAAATGCCCTGTTGTTCCTGTAAACGTAAACGTAATTAAAGCCGTTACAGCAGTTGCGGGAGCAATCATTTTAGTTGCGCTAACCGCTCTGTCTACTGGTGTCATAGAAATTCTTGTAAACGTAGACGTAGATAAAGTAGTTGCCGAAAGATTATCTGTTTGTACAGTAGTGCCGCCAACGTTTTTCCAAGCAATTGCCACAGAAACGGTGTCTGCGTGAGAGCCTTTAACGTACGCGCTAAACGAATACGGGTTTCCAGCAACAACTGAAATAGCTGAAGAATTAGAAAACGTGCTACTAGTTCCGCTAGCTGTGATTTTTGCAGAGGTAGCGCTAATTGCAGTTCCTAAACCAACTGCGCTAGTCGGATAAACGTTTGTAATATCAGTGCTTACAGGAGAAGTTAAATTGTTTGTCCACCCCGACAACCCACTAGTAGCAGTTCCAGCTACGGTAATCGCTCCTGGGTTAGACCCAATATTTAAAACAAGAGTTGTGCCTGTCGTACCAAGCTGTGCCGTCCAAGTACCGTTATATCCTGATGGAGTAACACCAGCAAGTGTTACAGAAAGTCCTACTGATAAATTATGAGCAGTGCTAGTACTTAAAGTTATATTAGTAGTTCCAGTGGGTGTTTGAGTAGGTACAGTATATGAATAAGGCTCAAAACCAGGATTAATAACGCTGTTAATTCTTGGAGCTGTTAGGTACATATCTATGCGTCGAGAATCTGAATATGTTGTTGCAGTTGCGCTTGCCTCAAATTGGAAAGCGTCAAAATAATGAACTTCTCCAGCATTACCTGTGCCTGTAATATAAACGTAAGGAACTGCGTATGCTGCAGAAGTAGGTGCAGTTTTATTAACAAAAGTTATACGAGTCCACGTACTTACAACGTTGTTAGTAGACGTTGGCGTAGCCGTAGATAAATAGGTGCCATTTTGGTCATACCATTTAATTCCCAACCATACAGGTCTAACAGTAGTTTTAGCCCAACTATACAAACTAAATGAGTACGCAGTTGTGGGCGTGACTGGTATGCCATATAGTTTTGGGTCATACACGTTAACAGTCGCAGGAGCAGTTGCGGAACCGTCCACTGTAATAGGGCCAGGATTAAACCCCGTATTTAAAATAAGAGTAGTGCCCGTAGTTCCAGGTTGAGCTACCCAAGTCCCGTTGTAGCCTAGGGGCGTAATGCCAGATACTACTACCGACTGTCCTGGAGTTATATTATGAGCTGAATTTGTCGTAAGAGTTGTGCTTGTAAGCGTAGGGTCTATTACAGTTCCGCCCACAGTAATAGCGCCTGGGTTAGCGTCTATGCTAATTACTAGGGTAGTGTAAGTTGTGCCAGGCTGTGCAACCCAAGTTCCATTGTAGGCAGCTGGGGTAACTCCCGAGATATAAACTGATTGCCCGACAACAAACGAGTGGGCGCTAGTTGTAATACTAACGCTCGTAGTTCCGCTTGGGACTTGCGTATCAATTGTGGCAGTACCAATAGGTATTTGAGCAGCTATCGTACCAGCGCCAACTGGCGCAATAGTGCTCTGTAGAGTAGTAATTAACGAGTTGTAATATGTAAAAGTTTTATTGTCAGGTGTACTAAGTATTTTCCAAACGCCATTTAAAGTTTCAGGAGACATATTCTGTACAACCACGGATTGCCCTGCGCTAAGGCCATGCTCAGTATCTGTAGTTAAAGTTATGTATTGATATCCAGGTGTTGAAGAGTTGGTAGTAGTGCCAGATATAGTTAAAACGTCAGGAGATACTCCGTATGAAAATTCATGGGCAGCAGCAACTCCTCCATTATTTCGCGCAATAGTCTTTAAAAAACCAACTTGGCTGTTAGGGTGCCCAGAGGGAGAAAGAGTTTCCTGATAAGGATTGGGGGCGCCTTTTTCAATAGTCGAAGTAGTTTTAGAAACGCTAAGGCTATACCCACTGCCATTCCAAAAACCATCGCTGTTTTCAAATGAAGAGCAATCGAGTGTTAAAAATAAATTTTTAGTTGCCGCTATTGATGCACCATACCCAGAAAAAGCAGACATAAACTGTCTTAATCCTTGAGCAGTTCCCTTATTTAGATAGATATAGTCAGCATAGCTAAGAAGCCTACGCCCTTGTTGAAGTCCCATTCCGCTTTCATAAGTAAACCCCATTTGGTTCATTAAAGCAGGTATTAATCGGCCATCCAAATTTGAAATGTCATAACGGTTTTTAGCATTTTCAACTTTATTTTTAATAAAATCGTATTGAACCCCAAAAGGCCTTACGAAGTTATACAAATCTAAGTTTTTATTTGCTGAAACGGAAGAAGATATAGCTGAAGTTGCTTTGTACACTTCGGGCAATGAGTCGTACATTGTGTCAGCAGTTTTGTAATTCTTAACTGCGGTGCCTAAAGCGGTGCCAACCCTTTGCCATGAAGTGTCAGTTAAAACAAACGCAGAGTAATAATAAGTCTTACCTAATGACAGCTTTGCTGGGGAGAACGTTAACACAGTTCCCGACGGAATAGTCGCGTAATCACTTAGTGTAATTGTAGGAAGGCTGGCACCAGTAAGCGCGTCTACTGTAGTTCCAATTGCTGCTACTGTAGTGCCGCCAACAACTCCACTGCCTGAGTTAGCTCCCGTCAGGTTTCCTGAAGGTGTATAACTTACTACATGACCAACTTTTATATTTGCGTCAATAGATAAAAGTGTAAAAGTTTTAGTGTTTACCGCGTCAGATACTGTCTGCCTACTCAACAAAGTAGTCGTTGCATTATAGGTTGGTGTAAAAACTCCAGTAATTGGGTCATACAAAGACCCGGTGTCTGTCAGTGTACCTGGTTTGCCAAATAAACTTCCCGAACTTAATGCAGAATAAGTTGTTTTATAAATAAGATCACCATTATCAGCGGTCACAGGAAATCCAAGAGAGCTTCTAAGAATTAAAAAAGAAGTAAAATTTCCCGTACTTAGTGGGTATACCCACGATAATTTTATAGTTCCATAGTCTAGACACTGAGTAGTAAATGGGTACACACTAATATCAGTAGTAGAACCTATGCCATAACGGAATGACCCATATACTTTAGAACCATAAATTGTCATCTATTTACCTATTACTTAACGCCATAAAGAGTGGCTGTAATATTTAAAGTAGAAGAAGGCACAGACACAGTGATAACAGATATGTTAGAAACTTGGTTAAAAACTCCCGTAACAGACCCTTTCCAGTGCATCCCAAAAAAGTTTTTGTAGTTATTAGAGTTGGAATAATTAGGCAATTCCAAACTACCTGAATATTTAACGCTGGCATTATCGGTAGTACCGAAGGTAATGGCCGCTGGGCTAGTATTTGCAGTGGTATTGAATGTTGCTGACGCAAAGGTAGGCGCGTTATACACGTAAGTTCCCGTGGTAGTTGTACTATTTAAAGTAACTGTTACATCTACAGCACTAGACGAAGAGTTAGTAGTTAATAGTAATACCAATTTTTGGTAAGCCTGTGAGATGCTTGAAAATGTAACTGTACCTGTGGATGCTGTGGTAGCAAGAGTTTGCTGAGCAAGTTGAGTGTACCCAACGTGCGTAGCGTCGGTAGCAATAACGTTTGTAAGCCCAGCTTCAACGTTAGTTAAACGAGCAGCTACAGATGTAGATACCCCAGAGGCATTGTACGTACCAGCGCTAGATGGTAAAGCGCTTGTTTGTGGGGAAGTTCCCAACGTAGACTCAATAGCGTTGACTTCAGACTGAAGGCTATTTACGTCAGCGGCTTTTACGTAGTCAGTTCCGTCAATTTTATCTGTGTATGTTTTAACTGAGGTAGGGTATGAAGCAGCCATTTAATTTATTCTCCTTATGAAAGTCCGCCAGCGGCGGTAATAGTAAATGTGCCCTTAGTAGGGATTTCATTTGCGGCACAGCTAATGCCAGAAGTAGTAACTCCATTAGATGTAGTGGAGTCCACGGATATAACTTTTACAAAGTTTGCAGCATTTGTAGGGGAAGTAGTAGTTAATACTGCACCAAGTGGCACAGCTATTGAAAGGGTATTTCCAGTTACAGACGTCACTCCATAAACACCGTCAATTGACCCCACATTATATATACGCACAATTTGACCAGGCGTAATGTTGTGGGTGTTAGGGATAGTTAAAGTTGCAGTGTTGACTGTTCTAACCCAGCTAGTTACTGAGAATATTTGCTCGTTTGAATTTCTGCGAAGATGTTCAATAGTCGCGTAGTCAACACCGTCAATATTAGTAATTGCGCTTAAAAGAAAGTGCGGGGGAATTCGGTCAGCAAAAAACGCGTTATTGTATGAAACCAAGTTAGACAATGCAGATTGCACTTGAGTAACCACTGTAGCTTGGCTATATTGCGGGAGTACTCGTAAAGTCATTTCTAAATTAACAGGCACATATGAAGGCGGCAAAACCGTAAGGGTTACGTTAGGGGCAACCTTGTCTACAAAATAGTTAACCACGCTAGATTTAAGTGTGTTAAACGCTGTAGTAGCTGCCCCAGTTGCTGTAATAACAGGCACAGATAGTGAAGCTGAAAAAGTAGGTAACGAAGTAGCAGCTGTGGCAACGGTAAAGCTTGTTCCATCGCCTGCAACGCGAGTTACTAGAGTAGGCGTGTATAAGTTGTAGGCAACTGGCGCAAGTCCAGATACTGTAACGTAACTTACGTTAGCTGTTAAAGTTCCAAAACCTGTTCCTACATAAGTTATATAACCGCTTCCTGCAGTTCCATCGGCGGCAGTTATGGACGCACCAGTAACCACGTTGTAGGGTCCAGTAGCATTAACTGCGCTAGATCCAAAAGGGGCAATATATAAATTAACGCTGGACCAAACAGCTGAATCAGCGCTAGCTTTAGAAATACCAGAAACTTGCAAAGCTAGATAAGCGTAGTCTTTTAGAGAAACCGCTCTGCGAAGAGTGCGAAGTGCTCGTGGAACGTTATATCTAATTGAGTCAGTTGACTCATCGTCAGCTCCGCCGCTAGCGGCACTTGGCTGGCTAATGGTGACGTTATAGCTTCCGCTAATCGGAGAAGAGTTTAAAGACCCAGCAGCTATGTTTCCGTACGAGCCTGCTCCTACACGATAAGTAGCAGTAACTGAATAAGTAGCAGGTGGAATTCTTCCGCCAACTCCGTCGCCAAATACAATGTATGTATAGCCATCGGCGTCCATAGTTGTCGTAAACGCAGAGTCATACGGACCGTTATCTACCAAAGAAGAGCTATATGTATACTGAATACCGCCTACATAAACTGAAATGTTACTTCCAGTGCTGTTGATGATAACTCCAGTTTGCACTAACTTAAATACCTGGCTAGGTGTTCCGTCTGATGTACCTAAAGATTCACCAGTAACTGTTACGCCTTGAGTAGCTGTAACGTTTCCCGTAGCATTAGCGCTTAACGTTAAAGCAGTATCAGTCTCAAAAATTATTTGAGTATTTTGGCCGTTAACTACAGTAGTGGACGCCAGCTGAGTTCCCGCAGGAATAGTCACAGGATTTACTAAATCATTATTTTTAATAGCGGCAGTTACCACAGCCGCGCTACTTGGAGTCGGAGTATACCCCAACATCGCTGCAATCTGCAAAACACTGGCGCGTTGGCTGGCAGTCCCTAAAAATCCTTCGGAAGCCATACGGTCAGTATAAAAACTAAGAATATCGCCTAGATAGGCAAAGGTTTCTAGTAGCGCAACGCCAATATCTGAAGCGTCAGTTACTGCCCAAGTAGGATTAAATTGTTTGGCAATAGCAGTTAAGTCTGACAAAATTGCAGTGTAGTCACGGGATACGTAATCAATTTGAGGAACATAAACTTTGGATACGTTACTAGCCATTAGTTATCTCCTGAAGTAGCTCACCCGAGCGGTTAAATATACCAGTATTAATTGTAACATTATCTGTCTCGCCATTTGGAAGACCATATAAAATATTTATAATCAAATTATTAGTGGTTTTATCAAACGATGGGTCAATTTGTTTTAGGGCTAAATCAGGAAGCCACTTTGTAAAAGATTCTGTAATGCTATCTTTTGCAATTTGACTAGCGGTGGACTCTGATTCAAATACGGCTGTGTATAAGTTACATCCAAAATCTGGGCGCATAACCCGTTCTCCAGGGCGAGTACCAAGCACTAAAAGAATACGGTTTTGCCATATATTTTTAGGGTTACTTGTAGCGCCTACAGACGAAATATATTTTCCGTCAAAAGACTTTGCAAATGAAAAAGGATAATCTACTGATTTAATAGTCATAAGATATTTTTTAACCTATCTGATTAATAGTTATTGCAGCACTTGGGGTAGCGGGAGTAGTAGGGCCTGTTTGGTCAATGCCAATGTTCGCTGAGGTGGACGTGCCAGAGTTTGTGATAGGCGCGGTAACTATAGTAAATAGGTCATTTACTGAAGGGGAATTGGGAAAGTCAACTGCGGTCATTATTGAGCCTCGTATGTTCCTGATAGGTAGAAATAGTCTGTTGTTGATGGGCTAGTTGGGGCTGAGTGATTCATTAAAACTTCGTTTCCTCCACCAGCGGAATGATAGAGCGCCATTGTTGTTAAACCTGCCGTAGCGTGAGCAGATAGTTCATAATGATTGCCATTAGAGAATTTTTCATACACAGCATTTCTAAATGTATACTTTTCTGTTGGGGCAAAAGGTAGCGTTATAAAATACTGATTTCCATTTCCAGTACCAAAGGCAGTCATTGTTGTGTAGAGAACCTTGATTCTAAAGTGGACTAAC